CTCTTTTTAAGAGATGTATTACATGATGTTTGTAACAGCAGCAATACGATAGTATTGGTTTGCACCAACAGTACCAGCCAAAGCGTCCTGTGGAGCACCCGAACCTACGAATGGGTTTGGAACCATACCGTAACGAGTTTTGAAACCAATCTTAGGTTGGAAAGTATTTTCACCAACCGCACGTACCATCTGAAGAGGAACGTATGGGCAGTAGAACATACCAGCATCATAAGGATTAGTACCCTTATAACCAACCGTCAAATATTGTACACTAGCATATGGGTCAATGTATACACGATGACGACCGTTCAGTACACCTGCAAAGGTGTTACCAGTGTCATCTACATTCAAACCAGTGTTCAAAGCAGGAGTGTAATCCAACACACCAGCCATTGACAATGCAGAAGCAACGTCAGAAGAACAAAGGATGAAGTTACCCTTACCACGACGAGTGTCAATAGCAATTGCGTTTGACTCACGTTCGATTTGGAATAACAGACCCTTGAACTTTTCAACTGACCATCGACCGTTAGCGTCAACGTCTAGGTTGAAAGTACCAGGTGAAGCTGTACCAAGAGCACCTTGCTTAGCTTGTCGATTCATTTCACGAACAACTTCGCGATTGATTTCAGCAAGAATTTCTGAAGAAAGGATGTTAGCAAGTTCTGCTTCTGCGTCAAGACCATGGATAGCCTTAAGATCCTGAGACAGTTCGAGGGAATACTCAGCTTTCAGTGCACGTGACTTAGCAGTTACTGTAGCACGTTCGATGCTGAATGCCATTTCACGGAAGTTTGTACCACCACCGTCACCTAGTGCTTCAGCAACGTTAGTGTCCATACCACCTACAGTGTCAGTATCATACTGAGCTGCAAAGGGGTCACCACTTGGAAGTGTTACTGTAGCAGATGAAGCACCGCTAGCAGAATAATCTGTAACAGCTTCGTCATGCAAAGCTTCAGTTCGGCTACGAGTTGAAGTTGCATAATCGTTATAACGTGCCTTCATTGCAAAGATAAGACCAGTAGGTCCATTCATTGGTTGTACACCAACTAAATCATATGCAATAAGGTTGGGCATAGCACGACGCACCAAAGAGATCAGGATGGGATCCCAATTATTGATGTGTGCACCAGTTGCATTCAGAGGGGCTTCCGCCAACATCTGACGCTCTTCACGAAGAGCATTTTCTTGGTTCTCAAGAATTACAGCAGTAACAGAACGCTTGTAATTGTCGGTGATCGCAGGGAGATCAGCGTGTTCAAGGATCGGTTGCCACTTTTCTTGTAGGTTTTCTGACATAAACATTTAAGTTTGTCTCCTTATTTAACCTATCTTAAAATGGTTTTAGATTTGAAATTGCAGAGAGGTATCGTCGCATTTCGGGGTTAGTGACAGACGTAGAATCTTCTTCTTCGTATTGACCAGTCCCTTCTTCAACTACTGTTTCTTCTGCGATGGTTTCACTATCTACTGAAAAATAAGCTTCCTTAATTTCAGTAATTTTTTCAGCATAGTCTTCTTCGTTTTTGAAGTCTACACCTTCAGCAAGTGAAACCAACTTTTCTCGTTGTGATTCAGTGAGATCAGAACATGCATCTCGCACAACATTTGCCCTTTTGAGTTCGGTAACTTCTTCTGACAAATCCATGTTCTTAGACACTTCAACGTCAAGTTTGGTTTCCATCTCGTCCAGACGGTTTGAGAGTTCGTCCATAACATTATACTTCTCATCTGGAATGTCAACATAATGTTCAGTGAACAATGTCTTCAAACCAGTGATGAAGTTTTCTGTCATCTCAGAACGCAAACCTCGTTCAATTGCAAGTTCGTTTTCTTTCGTCCACTCTTCTGCACAATAGGTCAAGTACTTATCAACTGCTTCTGCAAGCTCTTCGTGAATTTCCTTAACAGAGGTTTCTAATTTTTCTTCGAATTGGGTTTCCAACTCTTCTTTAATGTGATTAACTTTAGAAGTTACAGCAGCCTTGAAAATAGTGTGGGCTTTCTCTGTATTTTCTTCAGACAACTCAAGAGATTCGGCAATTGCTCGGATATCCTCATCGATGTCAACTTCTTCAGGAAGAGGTGCTTTCTTAGGTTCTGCCTTCTTCTTTTCAGCATCATTTGCCTTCATTGCATCCTCGGCATCATCTTGAGCAGACTCTTCGACTTCATCCTCATCATCTTCTTCGGAATCGTCTTCATCGTCCATTTCTTTCATTTTCTTCTTGCCGTAACCTTCTTCCACCTCATCCTCATCATCTTCATCTTCATCTTTGGACTCGGATTTTGCTTTAGGTTCGGGTGCCTTACCTTTAGGACCCTTACCGGAATCTTTGTCATCAACACCATCACCATTTTTATCGTGATCCATGTCTTGTGACTCTTCCATTTCTTCATCATCCTCGTCTTCTTCATCTTCTTCAGATGCTTTGACTTTTTCATGAATTTCAGAAACTTGGTCTCGGTCCATGTCTTTCATAGACTCTACGATTGATCGAGCAATTTCAGCCTTCGTTAAAGATGCATCCACATCTTCCTCATTAATGGAAGAAAAAACTGAACGGAGTGCATCTTTATCCATAGATTTCATTTCACTTACAACAAGTTTAATGAGTTCTAACTTAGAAATTTCGGTGCTCTCAGAAACAGCTTTTTTCTCATTAGCTTTGTTATCTAACTCTGCCATTTTAAATCTCCTGCTACGAGTATTTTTGCCTGTCTTTTATTTATATCTTAAAGATTCTCAACGAATTGTTTCCAAAGAGATAACTTAGTCCCTTCCAATTCGGCCCTTTTTGATTCACGAAGTTGTGATCTCATCTGTTCTAGTTCAACAGCTTTAAGAACACCTTTTTCGTAAAACCATTCTACCCCTTCATAAATCCCTTCAACAAATGCTTCTGGGGCAGAAGGATCCGCAACGATGTCAGCAGCAGTAGCAAGTTTAAAATCATCTTTGACATACTGTGCCCCACCTTTTTCCTCAATAGAACCAAGTCCTCTTGAAGAGACCCCCAACTTAGCACCATCGTCAATTAAAGCTTTTACGATATTGCCATTAGGTGTACTTAAAATCTTAGCCCGGCCAACAAAATTATCA